CAAAGAAGTACAAGAGCCTAGTAAAGAGATAGCAAAAGATATTATGCGTATCTTATCTGATAGAGATTTAGCACAGAGGATAGCAGTAGAGTCTACAGAAATATTTAATGGTAAAGAAGCAAACTTTAATGAGATAGTCACCATGATAGAGAAACATAAACGTGGTATAGACGAAGAAAAAACACCTGCTATTACTCATGACATAAATGATGTGCTTACATCTTTAGCTACAACTTCAAGATGGAAATTTAATATACCTATACTACGAGACAATGTAGGTGGTATTGGTGGTGGCAATCTTATGATTGCATTTGCTAGACCAGAGACAGGTAAGACTGCGTTCTGGGTTAGTCTATGTGCAGGACCAAATGGTTTTGCTGAACAAGGTGCAAAGATACATGCGTTTATAAATGAAGAGCCTGCTGTTCGTACACAGATGAGAGCAATATCTTGCTACACTGGTATGACTAGAGAAGAAGTTATAGGTGATCTAGATACAGCACAATCTTATTGGGATCAAATAAAAGACAACATATCTATGTTTGATACAGTTGATTGGTCAATGGATGATATAGATGCACACTGCGAAAAACATAAGCCAGATATTATTGTTATAGATCAGCTAGATAAAATAAATGTGACAGGTACATACTCAAGAACAGATGAGAAATTAAGACAGATATACACTGCAACTAGAGAGATTGCAAAAAGAAGAAACTGTGCAGTGATTGCTATATCTCAAGCATCTGCTGATGCACACAATAGGAATAGTATTTCATTTGATCAAATGGAAAACTCTAAGACAGGTAAAGCAGCCGAAGCTGATTTAATTATTGGTATAGGTAGAAATGCAAACAGTGACTTAGAAAACAAAATAAGAACATTATGCGTAAGTAAAAATAAAATAAATGGGTATCATGGAGAACCCGTGTGCACCATTAGAAGGGAAATAAGTAGGTACGAAGTATGATAACAACAGTAGACGTAGAAACATCATATCAAAAAACAGAGACAGGTGGTTATGACCCATCACCTTTTCACGAAGACAACATATTAGTTAGTGTTGGTATTAACGATGAATATTATTTTACCAACCATACTGAAAGAGTAGACAAGGGTTGCTTTAAAAACATACAAGATATACTAGACAAGACAACTCTACTTGTTGGTCACAATATTAAATTTGATTTAATGTGGTTATTAGAGTCTGGATTTAAATATGATGGTAGAGTTTATGATACCATGCTGGGGGAGTATATACTTAATAGAGGTATAAGAAAAAGTCTAACACTAGAGATGTCTTGTAGAAGAAGACGAATAGGATCTAAAGATAGTAGAATAAAAGAGTTTATGGATAGAGGTGTATCATTTGAAAACATACCTGCAGATATTGTAGAAGAGTATGGTAAGATTGATGTACAGATAACTAGAAAATTATTTGATTCTCAAATGCAAGATTTTAGATTACCAAAGAATAAGGGACTACTTAAGACAATTAAAATGATGAATGAGTTTTTAGTTGTGCTATCTAATATGGAACGTAATGGTATTAACATTAATATAGAAGATTTAAATAATGTTGAACGAGAGTTTAGAGCAGAGTTTGCTTATCTAAAACAAAAGATAGATAAGATAGTATACAAACAAATGGGTGATACTAAAATTAATTTATCAAGTCCAGAGCAATTATCTTGGCTAATATATTCTATGAAACCCAAAGATAAAAAACAGTGGGCTAAGATATTTAATGTGGGTATAGACAAGAGCACAGGTAAAAGCAAAAGAAGACCAAACTATTCTAGGACACAGTTTAGAACTCTAGTATCAGATAATACTGATATGATATACAGAACTGTAGCTGAACAATGTATAGGCTGTCATGGTAAAGGTGTTATCAAGAAAATAAAAAAAGATGGTAGTCCATTTAAAAACTACACTAAATGTTCTGATTGTAATGGTGATGGTTATATCTATACACCCATGGCAAAAGTTGCAGGGTTTAGGCAAAGACCTAGAAGTGTTTATGATATTGCAGAGTCTGGATTTAGAACAGATAAGATTACACTAAATAAAATTGCAGCTGAAGCAGAGGGTGAGTTTAAAGAATTTATTGATGCAGTTGTAAGGCACAATGCAGTAGATACTTATCTCTCTACCTTTGTAGAAGGTTTAAAAAATTTTACTAACGAAAAAGGTTTCTTACATCCTAAGTTTATGCAAGCAGTTACTGCAACTGGTAGACTATCTAGTAGAGATCCAAACTTTCAAAACCAACCTAGAGGTAAAACATTTCCTATTAGAAAAGTTGTGACATCTAGATTTGACAAAGGCAGTATACTTGAGATAGACTTTGCACAATTAGAATTTAGAACTGCAGTGTATTTATCCCAAGATAAACAAGGTATGGAAGATATAAAAAATAATATAGATGTTCATCAGTACACTGCTGACATCATAGGTGTGTCTAGACAAGATGCAAAGGCACACACATTTAAACCTTTGTATGGTGGTGTAACTGGTACAGAGGATGAGAAAAGATACTACACTAAATTTTTAGAAAAGTATAAAGATATAAAAGTATGGCATGACAAGCTACAGAGTGAGGCAATAAGATTTAAACAAATTAAATTACCAACTGGTAGAGAGTATGCTTTTCCATATGCAGAAAGAACACCATGGGGTGGATCTACATATGGTACACAAATAAAAAATTATCCTGTACAAGGTTTTGCAACTGCAGATATTGTACCACTCGCATGTATTAATATATATAAACTTATGCGAGAACAAAAGGTAAAAAGTTTACTTGTAAATACAGTTCATGATTCTATTGTGGCTGATGTTTATCCTGGTGAAGAAGATGTGATGAGTAAAATATTTAAACAGGGCACAGCAGATGTAATACCTGCACTAAAACAGTATTACGATATTGATTTTAATGTACCCCTTGACACGGAGATTAAGATTGGTTATGATTGGTTAAATATGAAGGAGGTCGAATGACTAAAGAAGTAGAAGCACTAGATACTTTAGATGAGTATTCTGACGATCAGTATTCAGCATTTTTAGAATACACAGCATTAAAAGATCAGTGTATAATAGAGCCGACAACTTTATACATAGATAGATCTCATGAGTTTCTATCTGAGTGGAGTTACTTTGCACAAGTTGATGGTTTAGATTTAAGAATAATTAATGGAGAAACTAAAATATGTTAGCTAGAATTATGGTGTATATTGCCGCAGGATGTTCATTAAGTGTTATTTTACTTATGTGGTATATAATTTTACTTGTTCTTTTTACTTGACTTTTTTGTAAAAATAATGTATAGAATTTATAAAAATAAGGAGGACAAATGTCTGACAACAAACTAACAAATATAAATACAATGTCCGATGAGCAAATAATGCAAGCCATAGGACAAGACGATGGATCTAATTCAGGTAGTAATATACCCAGATTAACGATCAATCGTACACCAGAAGATGATGATGGTAATCAATTACCTGTTGGTTATTTTCAAGCCTATGACTCTAGTGTAGGCCAAAATGTTTATGGTAAACCCGTTATGTTTAGACCATTCATTAGTGCAATGCAATATATGCATTATGATGCAGATAAGAGTGAGTATATAAACAGATCTATTATATTTAAGAGTTGGAAAGAAGAAGCTATAGATATATTAGGCGGAACAAAATGTGGTAAGATTGCTTTTAAAGATAGAGCAAACCTTACCCCAGAACAATTAGAACAGCAAAGAACTATACGATGCTATAAGTTAGTGTATGGTTTACTATCTATTAAGGATGGTAAAACTGCACAAGGTGAGCCACATAGTGTAGATAATTTGCCAGTTCTTTATAGAGTAACTGGAACAGCTTTTACACCTGTTACATCTGCTTTAGATCAACTTAAAAAAAGAAAAAAACTTATGTTTAATTGTACTTTTTCTCTTGATACTAAACGTCAGAAAAAAGGTGGTAATGTATTCTATGTGCCAGAGATAGGTGTAAATGCAGATGCTAATTTACAATTATCAGAGGACGATATGGAAACATTAAAAGTATTCCAAGAATCTATTGATACTGAAAATGCTGAGATAGTAGATTTATATAATAAATCTAGGTCACATCAAACATCAGACTCTGATAAAATAGATGCAGAAATAGTTGAGGGAATGGATGATGATTTACCAGAAAAAATATTAGCTAGCTAATGAATAGTATACTATTACAAGTACAAAAATACTTAGACTCAGTATCTAAAAGTCCTGCTAAAGTTGACGACAAACTAGTGCAGGAATTTGGTGAGGCGTGTAAAAACGCCTTGCTAAAACAGTTTGCAGAAGATAGAAAAGATAAATTTGAATTAAGAATGTCAAATGTAGGTAGACCATTATGCCAATTACAAATGGAAGCCAAAGGTATTAAAGGTGAAGGACAACCTTACAATAATAAAATGAGAAATACTTTTGGTGATTTGATTGAGGCACTAGCTATATTTGTAATGAAATCAGCAGGAGTAAATATTAAAAATGAGCAGAAAAAAGTTACATACAAGTTTAATGGAGACTCAATTGAGGGTCGACAAGATGTTGAAATCGATGAGAAAATTTGGGATATTAAGAGTGCGTCACCTTATTCCTTTGAAAAAAAGTTTGGAGAGGCAGGTGGATTTACAGAAGTTATCAAAGAAGATTCCTTTGGATATGCGTCACAGGGATTTTTATATGGAGAAAGTCAGCAAAAAAACTTTGGCGGTTGGATAGCTATTAATAAATCTACAGGTGAGTGGACAGTTTGCGAAACACCTAAAGAACATAAAGAATACAAAAAGAAAGCATTAGATACTGCTAAAGATAATGTAAAAGCAATTAAAAAAGGTAAACCTTTTAAAAGATGTTATGATGACGTAGCAGAAACTTTTAGAAGTAAACCTACTGGTAATAGAGTTTTGGGTTTTGTATGTTCATACTGCCCATACAAACTTCCTTGTTGGGGAAGAGATAAATTGCAGTTGTTACCACAACAGCAATCTAAAGGTAAAAATCCTAAATGGGTTTGGTACACTGCTGTCACAAATCCTAGGGAGGAAACCGAAGAGTTTAATGGTGGATAGTTTGAGGGGTCTGTTCACCATTGACTCTTTAAATGTAAACAATATGCATTTATACTTTGTAGTATTTAAAAATAAAAAAGATAATGATTATAAATTATTTAATAACACTTTATTTGATGATGAAAAAAAAGCAGAGAATTTTGGTAAGTCTAGTATGAAAAGAGGATTTGAGCATAAAGTATTAGAGTATACTAATGATAACGTAGATAGATATTGGAATGACAAAAAAGACTAAAGGTAATTTAAGTTTAATTAATTCTGTAAAAGTTATTGTAACACCATGGCAAAAAGGTTTTACTTGTGGTATCATCATGGATAGTAAATCTAAGATGACCACAGAACAATATGAATTATGTTCTACAATTGCTAGAGGCATGATAAAGATGGCAACTACCGACCCTCATTCAACGTTTCTATGGGGCCTTCGTGGATTTGCTGAAGATAAAAAAAACAATGAGAAAGATTTAACAATTAGTTCTGTTGCAGAGTTTGATGATGAATCTAATGTGGTGGACTTTCTTGAATACTTAAAAATGAAACGAGACAAGGAGTTAAACTAATGGCAACGCACTTAGTTATGGGTGACCCTCATTGCACACCCAAAGCAAGCAATGATAGATTTCTGTGGGCAGGTAGACTTGCGGCAGATATAAAAGCTACTCATGTTATATGTATGGGTGACTTTTGTAGTATGGATTCTTTATCTAGTTATGATAGAGCAAAGAAATCATTTGAAGGCAGAAGATATCAAAAAGATATGGAGCACTCACATGATGCATTAGCATTATTTAATAAAGGTTTAGGTAAACATAAACCTAGAAAGATAATGTTACATGGTAATCATGAAGATAGAATAGATAGATTCGTGGATGAAAACCCAGAGTTAGATGGCACACTAAAGATAAGTGATCTACAATTTAAGAAGTATGGTTGGCAAGAGATACCTTACAAACAAATGAAAGTTGTAGATGGTATTCACTATGCACATCATTTTCCTTCTGGCATTATGGGGTCAGCTATATCTGGAGAAAATATTGGCAGAACTCTCTTGACAAAACACAAAGTTTCTGCTACAGTGGGTCATAGTCATTTGTTAGATTATGCTATATCTACATTACCAAATGGCAAGAAGCTACACGGATTATCTGCAGGATGTTATCTATCTCATGATGAACACTTTGCAAGAGATACTCAGCATATGTGGTGGAGTGGACTAATAGTTAAAAGAGAAGTTAAAGATGGTAATTATAATATAGAAACAATTGACATTAAAACTATAAGGAAAGAGTATGGTAAAAAGTAAAAGAATATATACATCTTTAAAAGAACATGGTTTAGATGTATCATTTGAGAATGAAACAAAACATGATAGTGTTAATGCACCTGCTCACTATCTACATGGTAAAAAAGAAACTATAGATGTTATAACTGATTGTATGACTAATGATGAGTTTCATGGATATCTCAAAGGTAATATCTTGAAGTATGTTTCTAGATATAAGTTTAAAGGTGAGCCTTTAGAAGATTTGCAAAAAGCACAATGGTACTTAAATAGATTAATACAGGAGGTTAATAATGGGACAAGTTAAACAGGCAATAATAGAAGTAGAAGATTTTGTTGCAGGTTGTTTGAGACAAGGTAGAACTTTGAATCAAACTATTAGAGATGCAAGAGAGTCTAATGCTGCAAAGTCTAATCCTTATCTTGATGATGAGGAATTAGTAGAAAATAAATACTATCAATTTAAAGGGAGGGAATAATGAGAGATGCGTTTATGGAAGCACTTAGAAAAAGATACGAAGCAGATATAAGTGTGGCTAAAGTTACTATTGAAATATATCTAAATAAATCTGTAGGTATAGGTGAGCACCCACAGTTT